GTCTTTCCACTTAGCTAATTCTTTATCTTTATCATCGCCTTGACCTAATATAGTAATACCTTCAAAGACTTCCTTACCGAACAATGTTTCTAAGTTATACTTACGAAATTCCTTAGCAGCATCATCCGATGTTTGACTAGTGATTACATGAAACCTATAACCATGATCAGTATATAACTTGCGTACATATTTAACAGCGTCACGCAATGGACCTAAGTTAGCCATGTGAGCAGAAGAATTGAATTGACTAACTAAGCGGTGACCTTCAGTGGGGAGAATATCTAAGACTTTACCGACATTATATTCATTAGGGTGTTTCACCTCTAAATCATGTCTATCTTTAACGTAGTTGAAGAAGTATGGTTCCCAATCTAATAGGACTCCATCACAGTCAACTAAAATTATATTATCTTTCATAAATGTATACGTCCACTGTTGTTGCAAGAGAGATTGGAATATATGATTGAGCGTTGTATCTTGCGAAGTAACTCGCTCTTTTTTCGTCTACATTATCTTTCTGCATGTAATATTTTGTCATCTTAGCGATTCGATCGATTCCACGACCAGCTAATTTAACATACAATTTAGAACCAGTTTTCTTATTGGCTACAGATATTGTCTTTCTAATCTCTGCAATCTTTTCATCAGTAGGATCAAAAGTACCTACAAAACTATTTGAATATCTTTTCATTATGCAATACCTCTTCTAGCTTCAACTTGATTATGTGATAATTTGTATTGTTTACCATTCGTTGCTTCAACAATATATGGATATTTTTTAGCTTTAACGTTATATCCAACAACCTTAACTTTACCTAGTTGATTAATATCAATGATATCATTCTCTTTAAACTTAGTAAATAATTCTAAAGCTTTAACGTCTTTAGATTGTGTACCGGTAAGTTTACCTTCAACAGATACCGTAATAGTATTTGATGTATACCTAATACCTTTAGATTGCAATTCAACACCAGACTTCTTTTCATATTTTGCTAATAGATCATTCAATTCATTACGAAATTCTACTAATGTTGCTTTATTAAACTCTTTTATCTTTTTCATTTTTTACTTCCTTTTTTATTGTTTATAGTTCTATTATACCATAGTTTGCAGTAAAAGTACAGGAAAAAGGTGCCTAATTTCAAATTATTTGGGGATATAGTTTTATATCCCCAAAGGGATATATTCAACGCACTCCTGTGTGATTCTAAGAGTTGGCCATATAGGACAACCGTCTTTATGAGCTCTAGTGCACGTAGCACATAAGTCTATTTTATTGTTCATGAAACTCCTTAATGCATCTCTCTAATTCCTTATCCCAATTATCACGATCTTCAATAAACACTTGAGGTTCAGCATCATCCACCGCGATAATAGTAACTAATTGTTTAATAGGTATACCTGTTCTCTCTTCCCAAGCAATAGCATAAAATGTTTCTTGGATGAAGTAATTTTTAACCCACTCAAACTTCTTAGTCTTCTTACTAGTCTTATAATCAATAATAGAAATCTTACCATCAAATACTCCAACACAATCTACTCGTCCAGCAAGTTTTAAATGGTCAGAATATAATGCAAGCTCTTGTCCATATACAAGTGATAGTCTCTCGTCAAGGATAGGTTTAATAGGCATGAAGTCTGCAAGAATATTAGGCATTGCTACACCCCACATAGGATCGTTGTTAACATATTTCTCTGCCATTTCATGAACGGCTGTCCCGCGGGTACTAGCACGATAACCTATTTGGCGAGCAACATCTTCACCGACTCGCTTCTTCCAAGCTTCAATAGCTTCTTTAGACTGTATGCCTAAAATTGTAGTGATAGATGGATAGGTATTTCTACCGTGTTCATTTGGTGGGGTTGTATAGGTTCTACCAGTATCCTTTGTAGATGATACTAGATCAGCATAGCCTAAATCAATCGGTTCATGTTTAAACATAGTTTATTATTGTTGTTATAATATATCTATTATATCACAAAACGCCGCAAAAGTACACCGTTATTTAAACTATTTTGTTCTTAAATTCGTAGAGTTAGGACCTTTCTTAGGATAGGCCTTATTGATATGTGTCAAGCGATCTTTAAGATTATCATCCATCTTAGAATAAATGTCTTTAGAAGTACCAATTACCTGTGGACCTTGTAAGAATATTGCACGACAATTATGTTCTTCCATATAAGCATCTTTATCAGCGTAAGGCATGGTAGTTTCCCAAATTTCTTCGGTGTCATTATGTATAAAATTATATACTGGCATTATTCATTTAGATGTGTGGCACAATAATAAAAACCACAGATTGCTATAAGAAATGATGTGGCTATAACAAAATCATTTAGTGATAAATTTATTTCCATATACCTCTTTAACTAATGCTGAAGTCAATCCTTTATATTTTAATTTACCCTTAACAGCATTTTGCAATACTTGAGCATCCATCGGGTGGATTTGTTCAAGCATCGCTTTAAATGATTTAGTCGCTCTAGACTTATCAAGTTTAGTATCGGTTAGTGATGGTAAATGTTTTGTAATATCTTTTAGCGATTGAGTAGGTGTTTCTGATGGAGTCCAATTAACACTTTTATCAATGTTTAACTTAATTTTTTTATTAAAGTTAACTTTTAATATATCACGCAAACCAAGGCTATCGTTATCAGCAATCACTTTCATCTTATCTTCTCTAGTAGAAGCTGTTTCTACTGCGTCTAATACTTCGTATATTTCCATCCTAAAACTCTCCGGCACATTCAATTAATAAATTCATTCGTTTTTCAATCAAGAAGTTTAAAACACTTCCTGCTTTAGGGTATTTATACGTTTCGTATTGTTTAATCGATTCATCTTTAATCTTTTGTGGTGTTCTATCTAGATCAATCACTTCTCTATTTCTCATATAATTTCTAAATGCTTCTTCAGGCATAATAGCTTTAAGATCATCTTTATGATTCCACCATTCGTCTAGTAGTTTCTTTCTCATTGGGGTTTGTCTAATCTTATCAGTGAAAGAGTTATCAGGGCTTAACACATTTGGAACACCATCACCCGAATCACCTTTCATAAGATGTTCAAATGCATATCGTTGAGACGTAGATTCAGGTTTAACCATCTTTTGTTGCATAGGACTATATTGAATTACTTGACCTTGGTGATGCAATTGAATAAAGTCTTTATCAGCAGAAATAATAACAATCTTCTCACCTGTAAGAGGCTCAGATTTGTGGACTACCAAGGCACCAATGATATCATCAGCTTCAGCACTCTCTACTCGAATCACCGCATACGGGAAGTTCTCACGGATATCATTAGTAACTACATCTAAGATTCTAAAAATCTCCGTCCAGTCTTTACCATCATCAATTTTACTTGTAGTACGTGCAGCTTTATATTCAGGGAATACATCTCTACGCCACGATCGTGAATCACATGCAATAACCATCCGACCGTAGGTATGTTCAGGATACTTAACTCGGTATGAGCGTAAGTTATTTAAAATTACGTGACGAATAAGCTCTTCACTTAACTCTTCTCCTCTACCCAATTGGCCCATTATAGAACCAATGCCTATACCATTATAATCAACTATTACCATCTTCTTTCTCCATTATATAATTTTTAACTGATCCAACCCCTATCTTAATAGCAATAATACCATTATAAGAATCTTCTCTCAATAACACTTCTTCATTTACTTGCCATACCAATTCCGCATAGTTTGTATTACCTCTTGTAGTACATAGCTCTATGATTTCTCTTGTAAAGTTTTCCTTTCCTAACTCTTCAATGTCTTCTAACAATCTTTTTGATGAACCATAGTAGTCTTTCCAGTCAGTTTCAACTATCCGGTGTCTTTTATTCTTTTTACCTTTGAGAGGCTTAAGTTTTCTCTTACTTTTAAAATATTTTCTCCCAAGATAATCATGACCTGTCTTTAAGTTGGTAATACGATATATAAACCCATAGTACTCACCAACATCTTCTGAAGTAAACTCTTCTCCTTTATACGTCCACTTCGTCGAATCCATCTCGCCACTCCTGCTCTTCACCGCAGAACGGGCAGTATGGGGTTTCCATATCCATATCATTTGCCGGAACCATTTCTTTAACATCCACATCAACCAGAACTTCATAGTTTGTATTACACTCTCTACAGATCATCGAAAGAAGTCTCCTCTAAAAATAGATATGCTTCTAATTCGTCAGAACCACCAATATGGTTATCGTTTAAAAAGATTTGCGGGTATGTTGTAGCGTTAGGCGCTAATGTTAGTAAGTCAGCTTTAGTCCATTGCACTTCATCAACTAGCCGTGTTTCATATTCAATGTTAGCTTTGTCTAAAAGCCCCTTTGCTTTGTCACAAAATGGACAGTAGTTAGTTGTCCATATAATATTGTGGTTCATTTAATCATTCCTGTAAATTAATCAATCAATCTATATATACTATAATTTGGTGGAGGATGATTTGGTTATAAGGTTCATCCTGCCTAAATCCTCAAATCACACTATGCCTATCAGGCTGCGATTGCGTAAGTATTTGCGTTAGCGTTTACTTTGGGTCTTACAACTATTAACCTTCTGTTACGATGTCGATTCCAAGTCATCCCCATTAAGGAACACACTATCGGGGGAAATAATGTGTTCCTTGGTGGAGATGGGTGGGTTCGAACCACCGTGTATCATAACTCCAATCAATAGTAAATGGTAATAAATTACCAAATTTGGTGGAAGCACTCGATAGACTTTAGCCTAACCTTATCTCCCATTATGAAGTGGTTCGTAGTTTTAAGTTCTACTAAACTTTGAGCTATTACTTATTAAATAACTTGTATAGTACAGCAGCTGCTACTAGACCTACTAGGCCTTGAGCACCAAGTTGTGATACGATACCAGTAATTGTAGCGATGATGTCACCACCTACAAATGGAACCGTTCCACCGAAAATAACCTGTAATACGATTGCAAATGCAATTAGTGCTACACCAGTTTCTGTACCTGCTTTAATCCAAACATTGATTTTATCTAACATATTTCTTACCTCTT